GAAGCAGATGATTGTTTAGGTATAGCAGGTACATCAGGTGATGATAATATATCTATATACTCACAGGATAAAGATCTAAGAACAATACCTGTTAGACAGTGGGATTTCAAGAAACAGAAGTTTTGGAAACCAACATATGAACAGGCTATGAAATGGTTATACACCCAGGTGTTAACTGGTGATACTGTAGATGGTTATAAAGGTTGTCCCAGGATTGGGACAGTTAAGGCTGATAGAGCTTTAATTGATTGTAAGAATGATAGAGAATTACTTGAACAAGTTTTTGTAAGGTATTACATAGCTTACGGTAAAGATATTGATGAAGCTAAGAAGAATGTACTAGAACAGATTGGTCAGGCTAGGATATTACATCAGACAGATTTTATTAACTTAAAACAGTTTGATAAAACTTTTGATCCGTTTGACATACTTAAAATAGATAATGACATATTAAAAGAATGGGCTGATGCTTATGTTGAGCTTTTAGCAGAGAAGAAAAAGAAACCTAAACTAGCTAAGTCAGTTATTAAAAGGAAGGTTAAAGATGCCATTTAAGTGTACTAAGTGTAAAGAAGAAGTGATGCTATTGTGTTACTTATCTGAATATGGTCAGAGAAAGTTTAAAACAAAAGATGGTAGAGAGTATTGTCAAAAATGCTTTGACCTTAAATTCAAGGAAAAAATAGATGACAAAGACAACAAAAAGTGAGCGTAAGTGGGGTAAGAAAGAACCTACTGAGCAACAGAGTAAACCAAAAAGTCGTAGAAAGAAACCAGAGAAGATTGAAGAGGATATGTATAAGATTCTTGTAGATGGTTCTGGTTTCACTAAAGCTATGACTTATTCTGATTGTCAAAAGATGATCAGTAGATATGAATCAAAGGCTAAAAAATTAAATAGGGTTCCACCTAGTTTAGTTTTAGTTAAACAATAAGGAGGATGCCATGGGTAGTGAAAATCCATTTAAGGATATTGTAGATACAGTAGTTAAAGCTGTAAATGATACTGGTAGCACAGTAATTAAAGGTGTTGGTGATGCAGGTAAGGTAGTTGGTGATGTAGCAGGTACAGCAGGTAAAGCTATTGATGATACAGCTAAGACTCTTAAGAAGGGTGTTGAAGATACAGGTGCTCAAATTGGTAGATTAGATAAGATTATATTATCACCTACAAACGCTAAAGAAGAGGCGGCTAAAGATGCAGCTAAAGAGGATGCTGAGCAGCGACAGAAAGCTATTAGAGATCAAGCTGAATCACAGGATAATTTAAGGAAAGCTGAAGCTGCAAACGCAGAAGCAGGTAGAGGTTCCACAATTATCTTAGGTAAAAATAAGAAAAAGAAAAAGACTAAAGGTTCTGTATCTAGTGGCTTGGGATTGTCACAAGGTAAGACAGGATTACAGACCTAATGGAACAGATGAATAAAGGTAAGCAAGGTGCTAAGAAACTCTATGATAAACTATCTGAGAAGAGAGTTAATTATCTAAATAGAGCAGAAGATGCTTCTAAGCTTACCATACCACAATTATACACAGGTACTTATGATGGTACTGATGAAGGTAATTCTTATGGAAACCCTTATCAGTCACTAGGTGCACGAGGTGTAAACAATCTAGCAAATAAGATTATATTGACTTTATTCCCCCCTGCCACAGCTTTCTTTAAAATGGGTGTAGATCCTATTACATTAAAAGCTATGGGTAAAGGTGAAGGTCAAATAAATCAAGCATTACAAGTGTTAGAGAAAAGTATTGTAAATGAAATGGAGATATCACAATTAAGATCAGCATTAGTTGATTCACTTAAGCATGGTATTGTTGCAGGTTCAGTTGTATTACATGTTCCAGAAACAGACTCTCCAAAAGTTTATAGTTTAGATAGCTTCGCTATTAAGAGAAGTAAATCTAAAAAGATTCTAAAGCTTATTATAAAAGAATGTATGATGTATTCTGAATTTGATAAAGACGTTCAGAAGCAATTAGTAGATTCTAATAAACTTAAGGAATCACAAAGAGAAGGTAAAGATGCTCTTGATGTGTATACAGTTATAAAAAGAGAAGATGATGGTATGTATTCAGTACATCAGGATATACTAGATATGGAAATTGATGGAACACAAGGTAGATACAAAGAGGGTGACTTACCTTATATCTTTGTACCTTTCGTCGATAGAGGTGAGAGTTATGGTAGATCATACCTAGAGGATTACATAGGAGACTTAAATTCATATGAAGGGTTAAGACAGTCAGTATTAGAAGCTGCTGCTGAATCAGCTAGGATTTTATATCTTATTAAACCTAATGCAACACTTACACCTAAGAAGCTTCAATCAGCTAATAGTGGTGATGTTATACAAGGTAATCCTGATGATGTAGGTGTATTACAGGCTGATAAGAGGTTGGATTTACAGATTGCCCAAGCTGAAATGGAAATACTTAGATTAGATTTAAGTACACTATTTCTGTTAGATAGTTCTGTAAGACGTAATGCTGAGAGAGTTACAGCAGAAGAGATTAGGAGAGTATCACAAGAGTTAGAAGTAGCACTTGGTGGTATATATTCCACATTAGCTAATGTACTACAGGAACCTTTAGTAAATCTATATTTGAATAGATTAAAAAAGAAAGGTACTATTAATTCAGCATTGAAAGATTCTATTGAACTAGAAGTCACGACAGGTTCAGCAGCTCTAGGTAGAGGTACAGAATTTAATTCTATCACAGCCTTTACTCAAGCAGCTCAAGCCGTACTAGGTGATCAGTTCAGTAGTGTTGTTAAAATGCCAGAGTTAATAGCTAGAATAGCTAATAGTCTAGATATTGGTACATCAGAGTTAATTAAAACAGAAGAAGAGATACAAGCTGAACAAGTAGCAGCACAGGAAGCTCAACTTCAACAACAAGCCGTAGCTCCTGCTATTAGTGCAGCAGCTCAAGGACAAGGACAAGAATAATGAGTGAAGAATCAGGACAAGAAATTTCAAATGAAAGTAATGGAAATGAAAGTAATGAACAAATTAATGAACAAAGTTCACAGGATTTACAACAATCTAATGAAGGGACTCAGCATGACTCCACAAGTCAGCAAGCAGATGCTTCTAATGAGATTCAAAGTAATGGTAGTGAGTTAGGTTTATCTAAGAAACAAGAGGAAGAAAGTAGTGAGTCTTCGGAAAGTTTCTCAGAAAGTTTAGATACCCTAGTTAATCTAGCACTTAACGGTGGTTTATCAGATGAACAAAGACAAGCCTTAGAAGATCAAGGTATTTCAGGACATTTTGATATGATCGTTAATGGGCATAAAGCTCAGATTGCAAAAAACGATGAAGAGATTATTAGTGTTGTAGGTAGTAAGGAATCTTATGCAGAATTACAAGAATGGGCAGGTTCCAATCTAAGTGACTCTGAAGTAGAGTCTTTCAACCGAGCAGTATTAGAATCTAATGATATTGGTCTTGCAAAACTGGCAGTAGAAGGTTTACAAGCTAGGTATTTAAAAGCTAATGGATCAGCCCCAAATAAAGTAATTGAGGCAGGTGGTACTAGCAACGCAGCTAATCGTCCTTATGATAGTAGGGATGAATATATTAATGAAACTATGTCTATGAAATATAGACAAGATCCTGAGTACGCAGCTCTAGTAGAGGCGAAAAGAAATTTATCAGGGTTTTAAACAAGGAGGTAACAAATGGCTTATAATTCAGCAGGTGAAAATAATGGTGCAGGACAAGGAACAGCTAGAGAGCTTTTCCAAGAGAAAGCAGCAACTGACGTTTTAAAGTATTTTAAAGTAACTAACGTGGCACGTCCACTAATTACAAATGATTCTATTGAGAATGGTAAATCTAAATCATTCCCAATTGTAGGTAATGCAACAGCAGCTTCAAGAGATGAAGAGACTCTAACTGAGCTTTCTTTAGATTCTGTTAAAGCTACTGAGCGTGTAATTTCTATTGACGACTTAACTGTTGCTCACTCATGGATTTCAGATCTTGATGAGGCAATGGTACACTATAATGCTAAATCAGCACACATTGAGTCTATTGGTAGAGCTTTATCTAAAGCAGTAGA